AAGATTTAAAACTTAATTTTGCTTTTTCATAATCACTATAACTAATTTCATTAAAGTTCATTTTCATTATTCTATAATAATCATCATCATTTATTTTCATAAACAATTCAACATAACAATCACTATTTAATTTATTTACAATGCTATCTGGGTCATAATCTGTAAAATAACCTTTTTCATTGTCTATTTCTATTGTCATTATATTATATGGCAAACTTGTATAATATACATCACATTTTTCGTTTATATTAAAACTTAATATCTTTGCTTCATTTTCTTCTGTTAATGGAAACAACGTATAATCAAACACATACACTCCAAATTTTTCATAATCTAATGTTGTTTCGCCTTTTGCTATCATTGTTGTATTTTTGTCATTTACATTTATACTTTCTCTTATATAATAACAATTATTTGGTATAGTAAATGTTCTAGGATTTCCTCGATTGTGTCTTGTTCCACTTAAATATGTTTTTGATGAATTGTAAAAGCAAATTGATGGGTTAACTCCTGGTGTCGTCATACCACTTATTGTTATTTTTTCACCTGGTATTACAGAAATATACTCACTTATTTCCCAACTTGTATCTGCTGTTCTATTTCCATCATTTGTAAGATAGCCAGTTTCACTATAAACATTATTATCATATAAATTATAACTTACTCTTTTTTTTGCAAGATATAGATTGCCATAAACTTGTAATTCTCTTTCAAAATCTTTGTATTGTTCTTTTGTGCTACTTGGCATACTAATCATACTACACCTCTATAAAATTCATTGCTACTTCTGTTGACAATGTTATTTTTAAAGTTGTTTTATTCATAAATGCACTTTTCTTTGTTAATGGTCCACAATACATTGTTTTGGTGACACGATTACCATTATTATCTGTAAATCTAATACTTAAACTATTATATGAATATAAACTTTGTAATAATGCTAATTCTGTTTCATCTAATGCGTTCCAACCACATTCTACCTTTGCTAAATTCTTACGTTTAATATCTCTGTGTAATCTACCATTGACATCACGATATGAATTTTCTATATGTGTATAACTTGGTGCATATTCACTAGGAGTTGGTAGTTTAACCCAACTCCCATTGATGTATGCTGTTATTAATCCTGTGTCCATTATCTCACTACTCCTTCCACGTAATTTTGTCTGCTACGTGCGTTGTCGTATAAGTTATATGTTGCATTTGCAAATTTTTGTCCATCAATTTCAAATACATTTGGTCTTTGTGCTAAATCGTCTATTTTCATTACTAATGTTTCTAATAAACTATTTGTATATTCATTTCCTACACTATGAATAGTTGTATTATATTTTGCTGGAACAACTGCTTCTCCTTTATGCAATAATGCTGGGTAGTTATCGTAAGGAACATAATCAAGACCTTTTGCATAACCTAATCTTGCCAACGCTTTTTTTATTGGTGCCGTTACAAAATTAGTAAATACTCCTGTTCCTTTAAATGTGTCTAATGCGTTTAATAAATTTTCCAGTTTTGTTTTTGCGTCTTTTAATGTTAATTTTACTCCACCTTGAATAGTAAAACCTTGCTTTTTAAAATCTTCAAGTATTTTTTCTGCTTCTGTTTTTTCAACTTTTACATTATAACTTAATGTTGGTCCTCTACTTCCTGAACCACCACCACCAAAACCATTAGTACCGCCACCTAATGTTGTTAATTTACTATTAGGATTTCCTGTGGCATAATATGCTTTGATTAATTCAATGTCATCATCATCACCATTTAACTTTGTTAAAAAGTCAATTTCTGGTTTAAATGTTTCGCCATCTAATGCTTCAAGTTCATTAATCCATTCATCTATAACTGGTTTATATTCTTCATAAGAAAGTTTACCATTTCTAATTTCATTTAATATTGAAGGAAGTTGTGCTTTTACATCATCTGTTCTTTTTTTCCATTGTTCTGTTCCTTTTTCAACGCCTTGTAATGCTTTTTTAGTATCGTTTAGAAGAAAAGATGTCATTTCACTAAAATTATTCATTATTAAATCGTGCGTTTTTTTATTGTTTTTGTCATATTCTGCTTTTGCTTTGTTATAATCTTCTAATGCTGTAATAAAAGTAATAAATGAAGCAAGACCTAATATAGAGATTTTTAATAAAGCGTTTCCTGACCCAAATATTCCTGCTACTGCAACTGCTCCTAATATATATTTGAATACGTCCCAATGTCTTTTAATATAATCATATATTTTGCCAATCCATTCCCATACTTTCTTTAAGCCATTTGCTAAATCTGTAATCCATTTGTTTTCTGCAAAAAACTTTTCAACTTCTTTTACTTTCTTTTGAAAATCATCTAATGCTTGATATTGACTTGCTAATCCTGTTGAACTTGGCAATGTTAAGTTTGTAATTTCATCTATACCACTTAATAATGATTGACTTTCTTTAAGACCTTTGTTGTAATCACGTATACCTTTTGTCGACACTTTTGTTAATACGTTTACACCAGTTAATAACTCAATAAATTTTGCAAAACCAATACTTGCGTATGCAATTACATTACCTAAAAACTCGAATGCTGGTGCAAGACTTAACGCTATTGCATTTTGTGATAATTCACTTTGATATTGCATTTTTTCGTTGTATTGATAGTATATACCTTGATATTTCATAAACATACTAAATACACTTCTTGCTCCTAGCAAATAAAATGAAAATCGTTTTATTTTATTTATGCTTTTATCAAATAACGAACCTAATGAAAATGATGTTTTACTAGATATTGCGTTTGTTTGTTCTAACTCTTGATTATATTCTGTTTGTGCTTCGTTTCTTTTATCTTCTTTGTCTATTAATTCTTGAACACGTGCAATTTCACTTTCATAATAAGATATATCTTCTTCTTTACCTGCGTATGATTGCATTTTGCTTGTTTCTTCATATCTTTTTTTTAATTCTTCAAGTTCTTTTTTATAGCCATCATCTGTAAATGCTTCTTTTATTGCAGAACGCCAATTACGTGCTGTTTTAATTACTTCACTTGAAAAACTTTCTTTTACGCCTTTTCCAAATTCTTTTGTGTAATTAATTGCTTCTTGCATTCCCTTTTTAAATAGATTAGTCTTTGCTTCTAATACTATTCCATATTTTTCATTTTCCACTACATTACACCTCTTTTCATTGCTTTTTCTTTTAAGAAATCTGGCATTGGTATTCCTTTTTGTTCTGGATATAACTCTGGCATTGCTTCTTGTGGATTTCTTGGAAATTCTTTAACAAACGGACTATGCGTAAATGTTGCTAATCGCCATATTTTGTATGCTAGTCCTTTTCTTCTGCTTTCTAATGTAATTTCCATTTCTTTTAATGTCATTTCGTATAAATCTTTTATTTGTATATCATATTCTAGCAATGCTTCATAAAAATCTTCTATTATTCCTCTAATAAAATCTGTTTTGCTTTCTTCTTTGCTTCTTGTAGACTTTTCTTCAACTCCTCCCAATCCTCTTTTTCTAAAAAACCACTTACCACTAATGCTTCGTAAATTACATCTAATAAAATACTTTTCATTGACATTCCACTATCAATTAAATCATCATATAGACTTTGTGCATTATTTAATGAAAAGTTTTTATCTTCCCATTTACGCAAATATCTTAACATTGTAATTATCATACCCATACTTTCATCTTGTAGATATTGTGTTATAGGCATTTTTTTAATGTTTTCTATTTCCATTGCGTCTGCACTTGTTAATCTTAAATGTAATTCTTTTATCTCGCCCTCTTTATTCGTGTAATTAAATGTATAGTAATTCATATATTCTCCTTCTTAAAAAAATAAGGGCAAGGGCTTTTTTTCCCTTACCCTCTTATAAACTTACGTTTGATGGTATAGTTCTTGTTGGCTCATTTTTAGGTGCTAGGTGCATTTGAAATCCAATCAAATCATTACTTGAACCACCTTGAATAGTTGTTTTAACTTTTGATTGAAAACTAACAACTACACCATTTGAATAAGTTAATTTCCAATAGTAATCTAAACCACTATCTTCTAAATCACTTGCAAGTTTGATATTTGCTTCTGCACTTGGGTCTTGCATATTAAATTCTAGTGTATATGCTTGTGCTGGTTTTAAACCATACATATTTGTTTCGTATTCTGTGTTATCTAAATCGGTTGTATCTATTTTGTTTGGTTCTCCACCAATGTCTGGAACCGTCTTTAAGCCATATATTCTTGAATATACACCACTCTCACTTGTTGAATACTCTATCTTCGTTCCATTATACGAATCATAAGTC